CACGCCGTTCCTGTTCGGCACGTATGCGTTCGCCTGAGTCAGCCCGTTTGCGTTTCCAATCATCCCGGCTTGACCACTCGCCTCGGGATCCGGTCCGCCAGTCACCAAAATATCCAAGTTGTAAATCAAGATCAGGAATCTCCGAAATGACATACCACCCGGCAGTGTCGCCCGTGTCCCCGTTTGTACTGAATCGATGGATCTGCCCGTCTGGAATGATTTCAACCGGTGGCGGAATCCCTGCGGCGTGGAAGGCTTCGTTCAGCTCCATTTGAACTTTCAATACTTTCGTGTAGTTTCTGCAAGTAGATTGCTATTTGTTCGGCTTGGTCAATAAAATCTCTGAATGCAAGTAACCATTCGTGTGAATGCGCTTTCCAACTTGCTTTCTCAGCGTTTTCAAAATCTGGAATCATGTTATTTTTGATTATTTGAAATTATCATTGCATTTATGATTTCGTATGCGACTTGTGGGACAATGGCGTTTCCAAGTCCTCGCAATTGGTCCACCCTGGAGGGTATCCCATGAGCCACTCGATCCACGTCGGGTTCAACTGTCCATCCTTTATGTTCATTTCCTCCCCGATTACTGTTTCCAAATTTGAATGGTGACCGTCTTCCCTTATATGAACTTTCATCATTAACGCTCTCGGCGTTGGCCACATCTTTTCTACATGATTCACTGCATCCTTGAGCTTCACGCCCCATCGTGTCCCGTCCTTGTTCTTCCTGCTGAACGATCCGTTTTTCATTTCCACATTCTTGACCAGACCTTCCTCGGTGTCCGAGACTCTCGGCGTAGGCCACAATCCAAACCCGATCCCGTCGGTGCGGTGCATCAACGGCGCAAGCTGGAACAATAAGCGGTTGGCAGGTGTAGTCTTCACTTTCCAGATCAGAAAGCACTTCGTCGAGACCCATGCTGACGTGTCCAGCAACGTTTTCAGCAAGCACCCAATCGGGCCGACATGATCGGATAATCTCAAACATCGCAGGCCAGAGATGGCGGTCGTCTTCCTCGCCTCGGCGCTTCCCGTCCTGACTAAAAGGCTGGCAAGGATATCCTCCGGTAATGAGCCAAGGTCGCTGAAATTCATCTGCTGGGAAGTCCCGGACGTCCTCGATGATCGGGACGCCTGGGAAGTTTTTCCGCAGGACTCGCTGGACGTATGGTTCGATTTCACAGAATGCAACGGTTTCGACTCCGGCCCATCGTGCGGCAAGGGCAAATCCTCCGATTCCTGAAAAAAGGTCAATGTGGGTTGGAATGTCATTAACTCGCAACAAGGTTATCAAAAAGATTAGGTTCCACGGTGTGGCGCGCATGTTTGAGATTCTTTTCCGCCTGCTTGTAGTAGCTTCTTTTCAGTTCTATTCCAATTGCTTTCCGTCCTTGGTCTACTGAAACATAGACCTCAGACCCGATTCCCATGAACGGCGTTAAAACGGTATCTCCAGGATTACTCCATAAAACCAGGGCGCGTTCGATTACGTCCATCTGAAGAGGATGAATATGTCTCTCATCCTCTGGGTCTCGGCTTTCTTTATAAGGAAGAACTCGGCCGATACGTATATCATCCCATACACTCGATGCATATTGCCTCCATATCCAATGAGAGAACTTATTTCCTGTTTGTTTTCCTGTAAATGATTTGTATCTATGTAGTTCCTTTGGTATTTCACGTTCGCCCGCATATGATAAAAGTCCGACAGGATGAGTAACTGGAACCTTGTTTTCCCCTTTTTTGCGGAACATGAGGAGGTAGTCTGCACTTGCAACATCACATAGAGTTGAATCCTCAACTATTTGTGCGTGTGCAAGCCCTTTCGCCATCGTGCGGTTTCGGACTCCGAGCGGTTCTTTCCATATAGCACGACGTCCTGCGAACACAAACCCATGTTTTTCATGAGCGCGAATTACATCTCCAGGGAAATCAATAAGACCTGTACCGACGTTTACCCCACTGCCCATTTTAGCTGTATCCCCATTACCACGACCAGGTACATCCATAACATGTACTGCACTGATGCGTCCTGCCTTTGTTATTCTTGATATCCCGGCAATTACATAATCATAATGGACAAAGAATTCAGAGTATGACCGACAATTCGATAAGTCGCGCTCATCACTTGAGTAATTATACAGGCCGCAAAAAGGCGGCGAGTATATTGATAAATCAATTGTGTCATCCGGTATTTTACTTATAACAGAAATGCAGTCCCCATTATAAATAGCATAATTTTCCGTTATAATTTGATCTTTTAAAGCCATGATGGAAGTTCCTCTTTTATGTATTTTTCTTGTTTTTTAATCTGAAGCTCATTTCTCATCATAAGTACAAGATTATCGTACAACTGGGATGCGGCCTCTGATTTCCTTTGTAGATTCGCCAGGACGTTGTCCTGTCCATCTGTTGTTATTAAGTCCACAATAACAGGGTCTTTCTGACCAAACCGCCAGCATCTCCTAACACTCTGGTAATACTGCTCATAACTATGAGACGGGAAATACGTTTGATGAGCGCAATGCTGGAAATTCAGACCGAATCCTCCTATTGATGGTTTGGTGACTAATACTCGGATTTTCCCTGTCACAAAATCAAGAAAGGTTCTTTCTTTGTGATCTTCACTGTCACAGCCTGTGACCTCAACTGCGCCTTTTATATCACGTGTTAGTTTTTTCCCTTCTTCATTAAGGTTACACCATACCAAAGCCGGTTTGTCATGATCATTTACTAGTTTTGCAGCCATACCACACCTCTCATTGATTGTCCGTCGTAGGTCTTCTCTTTGCTCTTTTAATCCAACTGCTGGTAGATCAAATAAGTATCCATCCCTCGGTTGTGCCGCTTTTACTGTGTGCTGTCTTACATGTAATGATGGCAATTCAAACCCGCCATCATTAAATCCCATATCCTCAGGTTTTCTCATAGCCCGTGCCCATGAACACACCCAACGCCAAAAATCAGTCTCAGCATGTGGTCTTATCATATACACGCTTGAGCCTATCTTTGTATAATTCCGCCCACCACTTTTCCCTGCACGATTCATAAAAGAACCATTATTTGTAAAAAAACGTGTTAGCATATCTTTTTGCCCCATGTATCCTAATGCTTCAGACGATGTACCAAGCTCCTCGTAGTCATTCGGTGCGGCAGTTGCAGTACAAAGTAAACGGAATGGAAGTTTCCTCATAAAGTCAGTCACTGATTTTCTAATCTCCCCGTCAAAGTTCTTGAGGATGCTTGATTCATCACAAATCATTCCTGTAAAATCATTTGAGTTGAAATAATGCAAACGTTCATAATTTGTGACAACTATTTTATCTCCTTCCTGGATTCCATCACGACGATGAATAACTTTGACTCCGAATTTTTCACCCTCCCGTATCGTCTGGAATGCCACTGCAAGAGGAGCTAGAATAAGAACACGACCTCCTGTTTTACGGGATACATTCTCGGCCCAGGTCAACTGCATAGGAGTTTTGCCGAGTCCGCAATCTGCAAAGATCGCGGCGCGGCCCTTCCGGCATGCCCATTCAACGAGCGATACTTGGAACGGGAACAATTCCCTCGGCATCCAAACCGGATCAAAGCCTTGGTCGGTTCCTTCGTGGGTTTTCGCGTTAAGGAAATCGTTGTAATCCATATTTTTGATTATTGGAATGGGATATCATCATGGATTTCTTCACCCGAACGCGGCAGGGTTTCCGGCACTTTCCCAAATGGATTTTCTCCAGTAAATAATTTTTGCAAATCAATATCCGCATCCCGTGCTGCTTGCTTTGCTTCGTCAGGAGCCGGTGCAATCGGCGGGGCAGGCACGACCGTATAGACCGTGTCGGATAAGGACTCGCCTTTGCGTGAAATGCTCAGATTATATTTCGTGGGACTTCCCCAATCTGGATTATTAGATAGTGTGACAATGGCGTCCTGGATGGTTTTCTGCGTGATTTCCCAAACTGCAATGCGTTTGACATCACACAACCAAATTATCAATGCCCAGAAATGTTTTGGCTTTTCAGTGTACTTTTTACACTCGTCAAATCCTTCAGACGTGTATGGACCACGGATCGGATGACGTTCGCCCATTTCATCAGACCAAGCCAGCCATCCCATAATAGCCGTTTTTGGATGTTTGAATTCTCCAAGAATACGGATCTTATATGTTTCACCGGCTTTGATTTTGAGATAATCACCTGACAAAGACGCAGGCGCCTCATACGTTTCTGGTATCCAGCTCATGATTTCCTTTCGTTTAAAATTATTTTTGCCGGGTCATCAAATTTTATGTAAATGTCGACCCGGTCCAAAACATCAACATCGTAAAAACATTCTTTAAAACGTGACTCCATAGATTTTTCCCAGTCTTCTAATTGTTTCCATGCGTTCATTTCCATCTCGAAAACACTTTTATGTTTTTTCATTATACGATCCTGAAAGTTCGGACCGTTGATTGTTTCGGGAATTCTTCCCAGAGTTCAGGCCGTGCTTCCTTCAGCGCGGCCTTGTCGATATCATTACGTGTTGAACTTTTCCAACTCGCGAGTTTTTTGCCTTCGTAGCTGATCAAGAATTCTGCCGCGCCCATCCTGTTCTGGATCGTTGCTTTGTGCCGGTCGAGGGTTTTTTTCAATTCGTCGATTTTGCCGGATATCTTTTTGGCGCAATTGATTTCGTTATGGACAAAAACACTCGCTTCCATGGTGGAATCTGGATCACTCACCGGATAAAGCATCGAGGATTCCCGCGTTTGGATCGGTTCCGGCAGAACATCGGAGACGACGTGATCCTGCCAGAAATCGACTTCTTTCCGAATCAGATCGCGGATTTCGTCCTCATCACGGTCCACCGTAAATATACGTAAACTCTGCCCGCCAATTAACGCGGCTACGTCCCAGAATCCCCATCCCGTTACTGCAAGATAATGGACGACCTGGGCGCGGTAATGCGCCGGGATTTGCTCGGAACCTTCTTCACCCCATAGATGAGCAGATCGGATTCCGACTGTCTTGATTTCAAGACCCGCCGTCATGTTTGAGATTTTCCGGTCGATATGACCTTGCATGAATTGATGTTTTCCATGTCGAATTGTGCGGTTCACCCGCCTAACTTTACGCCCGGTCCGCCGCGTGTATTCTTCTGCAATCGGTTGCTCCAAATGAATTCCCCATTGGACAGCTTCAACGTCGGCCAAGTCAGGAGAATCGGCCCGGCCTGTTTTTTCCTGCCATAACTCAAGCCGTGTGCGCCACGGATTCAGACCAAGAACAATGCCTGCGTCTGATCCGCCGAGGCCTAGTTTTCTAATTTCTGGATTTGATGCGTTTTGCATGGACACAATTATGTAAAAAGATTCGGAAAAGTTCGATTTTTGCATTCTTGTTTCTTCTATCACGGCATTCGTCTGCAATTTTCTGGACGCATTTATTTATTCTCATCTAGCCCCTTAATAATAAGTTCATGGAATTCGTTAACTGCGATCATAGCCTCATGCGTTCCGCCTTTGTCTGGATGCCACTTCTTTGCACTTGTTTGAAATGCACTTTTAATAACATGTGACGGGTCTCCATTGTCTGCCCCATACAATTGGAATTCATAACTTTTTTCCAACTGTTTCCGCAGCCACCCGTCGACATCTGTATTTTCAAGAATCCATTCGATATAACTGACAGGCAACCGCTCAATGCTGGTTCCTTTGTGTTTTCCAAATGGCATTTCTTCAAAGTCCATCATTTGTTTTCTTTAAAACAATTTCGTCATATTTAGATATGACATACCATAAAACGATTAGGCCTGCGCTGATGCCTCCGACATACAAACAAAAGAAAATGAAAGTCCAGTCCATGGTCCCCCCTTTTTGATTCCCCGGCGACGGTGAAGTAGAAACCCGTTATCCAGCTATTAACGCGGGAGACATGGAACACGCGTGGAGCCACTAGATTTGCACCGGGGAATCATTTTGTCTCCATTGGTTGTAGTCATCTTGATTTCCTTTTAAGTTAGATACGCTTTTTCTTCCCAATAATCATCATCAGGGAAGAGGTCGTCATCGCCAGAATAATAATTGAGGACCTCATATCGTGCGCTCTTGCCGAGCTGGAGCAGGTTCGCCTGGTCAATCAATTCCTGAGCGCGTGGGTCGGATGGTTCGCACGCGATTTCATGATCCAAATCCGGGTTTTTTAAATCTGGGCATAACACAGCAAACCCGCCGGAGACGTGTTTCCGTACGCGGAATTCGACGACCTCATTATCTTTTGGGTGCCGAATTCCCGTTCTTACATACTGATACCATCCATCATCTTCTTTTACTACAATCATTTTAATCTCCTTCAATAGTGTTTTAATTGCCAATTCCACGACGCGTGAAATCGGATTCCGTCCTTGCTCCCACGACCGGACAGTTTGAAATGCGACTCCCAACTGATGGGACATCTTGGATTGAGACAGGCCAAGGGTCTGCCTCGCATTTTTAAATTCTTGTGGGGTCATTATTCTAGGACTGACACGTATTTGTCCAAGGTATGGTTCCAATAAACCGGGATGACTTCTTCCCGGTCCACGGCATTAACTTGTCCGCCATCTTCATTGGTGTACTGCCATCCTTCGTAATCATCGACTGATCCAGTTTCAACGTTCATGTACATTATCATCGACTGGTCTATTTTTAAATCTTTTGTGGTTCCCATTTTCATCTCGCATTCTTTATTAATTAAACATTTTCAGATAATGCTTCTTCCTTACAGTCCATTGCTTCACCAATAGTTTTGAAAGAATCCCAGTAAATATCATATGATTTACTTTCTTCATGGTCTGGAATGGATGATTCGTAAAGCGTATGATAAACATCTGCTGTAACCAATCCGTTGTTATAAATCTTTTGTTCACATATCCACATATTTTCATCTCCGTTCAATGTTGGATGCTGGTTTATTCCCTCATCCTTTAATGTTATTATATAGATCTATTGCCTAGCATGTCAAGCAAAAAGTGAATTATTTATGTTAATAAAATCATGCACTTAAACAATTAACTCAAAATTTTATAGAAAAAACGAAGAATGGAAACGGACTTATTCAGTAGGACCAGAGCGCTTGACGCGGCAGGATATCAAGATGAATGAAACGATGTTTATGTACGCCTTTCTGCGCAATTCCAATGCCGGAAAAGCCGACGCGCCGGGCGTGATCGACCAGGGCGAGCGCCCGTGGTCCATAGATGCGGATATCTGCTCCCATCGACTGAAGATGGGCGCTCTTAGGATAACCACCTGAATCTTTGTTATGTTTCTCACAACGCACCCCTGAAGTTATGGAGAGCGGCCCTAGTTCGTCACGTAAGGACTGCAGCATCTTCATAAAATTCTCATCCATATGCGCCAATCCGCATCCGCATTTACATTGCATCTCAGCGCGGGAAAAGTTCGGCGTGAGCATGTCAGCCATGAACGCACCTGCTGCGATTATGAAAGTCCGGCGTAATATAAGCAGGCCGCATTAT